CCCGAAATGCGGACATAGAGAACGACCGGATAAGGATGTAATTGACTGCATGAAAGTAGGGGCGTTTATGGACAGGATCAGGAAAAGCAATAGGAATGAAAACCAATTTAATAAAGATTGAAAAGATGGATTATAAATCACCGTTTGAAATATTGGATGAGTTGGCAAAGAAAAACATGACAAACATTCAAGATATGATACCTATGCAAAATCTTATAGTTGTTGCTATGCGAACATATGGCAGACAGGAATACATGAAAGGTTTTGAAGATGGTAAAAAACAAAGCAATTCAGAATATCCGCAATATGGTACTAAAGTAAATCCGAATAAAGATATTTGCCAGTATTGTAAAAAGAATGAAAAATACGTAGTTTTGAAGTGTTGCGAACAATGCGCACAAGAGTAAATTTTGATATTCCAAAAAATATAGGTACGTTTGATGAAAAGAATTGAATCATGAGTGATGAAGTTAAGCAATATACATTAGAAGAGTTAAAAGCGAAACTAACTGAAAAAGAGCGTCTTTTCTGTCACCAATATATCATTGATTGGAACGGTGCGAGGTCTGCAAGAACGGCCGGATATAGCGAAAATACATGCTCTGAAATTGCTTATGAAAACCTCAGAAAACCTCATTTAAAGCAGTATATAGACCTCATCAAAAACAACCTCGAAGAAGAGTCTGGAATATCTAAATTAAGGAACTTAAAAGAGTTATCGAAAATAGCCTATTCAAACATTTCAGACCTTCATGACGACTGGATTGAACTTGCTTCTTGGAATCAAATTAAAGATTCAAATCCTGAATTATTAGCAACTATCGAAAGTATTGATACCAAAACGGAATATCGAACCATAAAAACAGATGGTGACAACGAACAGGTAATTGAAATTAAGTTTGTGAAGATTAAACTTTACGGCAAAACAGTAGCTATTGACATGATCAATAAAATGCTTGGTTACAATATGGCAGAAAAAAAGGATTTAACCACCAACGGCAAAGACCTTAACCCAAACATTATCATTGAAATAATTGACAGCACCGATAAAGTAAAGCCAGATGCAGGTAGCTAAAAAGGTTTGGAATGGAATAAATACCGGAATAAACGAAGGCAAAACGATAATCAGTCTGCAAGGTTCTTCGCGTTCTGCGAAGACTTACAATGTCTTAATTTACCTGATTACATACCTTTTACAGCACAATAATATTCGGTTATCAATAGTCAGAAAGACATTACCAGCGATTAAAGGAAGCGTTTTAATTGACTTTAAAGAGATTCTTATTCGGATGAATTTATGGGATGATAAGCAATTCAATAAAACGGAACTGATTTATAAATTCTCAAATGGTTCATGGGTTGAGTTTTTCAGCACCGATGATGAGCAAAAGATCAGAGGACGTAAAAGAGACATTCTATTTGTAAATGAGGCAAATGAGATTAGTCAAATGGAGTGGCAGCAGCTTAAAATGAGGACTACGAGATTCGCAATTCTGGATTACAACCCTTCATTCAGCGAAGATCATTGGATTGAATCAGAAAATAAAGACCCTGATACATATCATTTTATCAGTACATATAAAGACAATCCATTTTTAGAGCAGAAAATTATTGATGATATTGAGAAGCTAAAGGATAAAAACAAAAGCCTTTGGACTGTTTACGGATTAGGTTTACGGGCCGTTATTGAAGGGCGAATCTTTGAGAGTTACGAAATCATTGAAAAGATACCGGAATACGTTAAAAGGCATTGGATAGGTATGGACTTCGGTTATACCAATGATCCTACGGCGATATGTAATGTGGCAATATTTGAGGATAATTTGTATATTGATGAAATATGTTATAATACCAGAATGTTGACAAACGACATTATTAAAGTATTAAAGGCCAATGCAGAAGGGTTAAAGATCATTTCAGAAAGCGCTGACCCGCGTATGATTCAGGAGATTTACAATTCAGGTTTAAATATTCATGCCGTAAACAAGTTTCCAGGCTCCATTAACGCCGGATTAGACAAAATGAAAGAGTTTAATATTAAGATTACAAAACGGTCCGTAAACGTGAAAAAAGAATTTGACAACTATGTTTTTGCTCAAAATAAAGACGGTGGTTTTATTAATGTTCCGGTTGATACTCTTAACCATCAAATAGATGCAGTTCGGTATGTCGTCCTTTCGGAGGTAATAGGCAAGAATAAAGAAAAGAAACCTACATTAATACCTTTAGGGCGTGGTTTTATGGGTTAATTAACAATAAGCGTAAAAACAGCGTAAAACACAAAGCATTGAAAATAAATTTAATAGTCAAGAGCTCTCGACGTATAGAGACCAATAAAAATAACATAAAATGAACATATCTGACATGATACCTGATTCGGTAATTGAAGAACTGGAAAAGATCAAAGAGCAAGACGAAGAAAACGCAACTTCTTAAATATTTTACAAAAGTATCTTTGTATTGATAAAAATTCTATATTTGTATCAAAACGTTTCGATATGAATATTGCCGACATAATGAGCCTCACAACGTGGGACGATCGCTTAACAGAGTTGAAAGTTGATACAATTCAAGACCGTAAACCAGCCGAAAATAGGGATTACTACAACGGCAAACATCCAATATTAACCGATCCGGATAGGCAAGACTTTAGTGTTCCAACTTACGAAATTGATCCAGAAACGAACAAGCCAGCGATAAACGAACAGACTGGACGACCAATTGAAAAGGGCAGTAAAGTAGTTAAGCGTACTCGAATGGTTTTGAATTACGCGCGTCAATTGGTCGAGACGGCCAAAACGATGGTATTGGGCGAGCCGGTTGATTTAATCCTGAATAACGCTGATAAAACGCCGGCAATGGAAGAAAGCTTCTCAATATTCAAACAGCAATGGGATAACGCTCATTTAGACTCATTTAATTTGGCAATGCTTGAAAGTCTATTAATCGAAACTAAAGTGGCTGAAATCTATTATATCGAGGATGCAGATGTAAACAAAGATTTAAAAGTATTATTACTATCAAAAGAAAATGGCGATGATTTTTGGGTTCATTTTGATGATAACAGAAGAGCCGACGCTCTTACAAGAGAGTTTACCAAACGGGCTTTAGTCGCAGGCAAAGCCGACAACGTGAGGGTTACACAAGTTTGGACGGCTGATAAATTATATGAAAAAATAGGAGCTGAGGAATGGACTGAAAAACCAAACATATATAAAAAAAACGTATGGGTATATTATACTCAAAACGAATCGGAGTTTGAAACAGCAAAACCGATCATCACACGTCTTGAATACTCATTAAGTCAATTAGCAGACGTAAACAAACGAATCGGTAATCCTGGTGTTGTAGTCAAGGGCAAAGTAGGACAACTCCCACAATATGATGATGACGTTAAAATGTTTGAGGTTCAAAGCGAAGAAACAAGTGATGGTAAACCATTTTTTGGAGGTGTTGAATTGCTTGAAACCTCATCTGCACCGGAATCAATCAAACTTGAAATAGACTTTGATCAAGATCATTTATATAAAACAACGTGGGGCGATTTATACCAGCTTTACAAAGGTGGCGATGGCGGAGCAATATCTGGAACGGCTATAAAGTTACGTTTCACAGCGTTTAAGTCTAAAATGGTATCTAAGCACGCTATTTTAGAGAACTTCAACCGTAGAATATCTGTAATGAAAACCATTTTACAGACTGCAAAAGGTGGTAACTTTGAAGAGCTGGAAATATCGGTTAAATTCAACAGTATTTTACCTGAGAACTTAGTAGAAATAACAGATATGATGTCAACGGCTGTTAATTCAGGGTTAACGAGCAAGGAAAATGCAGTCGGGCAACTTTCATACAACGAGAATCCTGCCGATGTCTTAGCTCAAATGGAAGCGGAACAGGGAACAATAGATAGTAATTCACAAACAATTTAAAATAATAAAGTATGAACGCAAATGATAAAATTATCGGTTCTGGAGGTTGTCAATTAGTGGTAGGATCATCAGCTACGGCAGTGTCAGGTAGCGCATAT